GTGCTATCTTTGAGCTTCGCTTCTGATATAAAGAGTACATATGCCATAGTTATCTAGGGTTTAAATATCCGTTATTTTTCATTCTTTGAGGTGGGGTTGCTACTAGCTTGTCATTTCTTTTGGCTGTAAACCCTTCTGATATAGCGTTAGTATATCCAATCATTTTATCATCATTAATATTTCCTTTGTAATATACAGAAGCATCATCAGAAGCAGGCGCTCTATACACTTGGCGTAAGAAAAAATGCCGACATTCAGGTCCTCCTTTATAAAACCAAATAGAATAAGTTGCTGCGCCACGAGGTCCAAACCCTGCATTGACAGCCATACTTCCCATTTTAATTAAATCTTCTTTACGATATACTTTTTTAGCTGAAGTCATTAACCTACAAAAATCTCTGCTTGTTCCTGATTTGTTTCTTAAGAAATTATCAGTAGCATATACATATCTTACTTTATAAAAAAATGTACCTTTTTTATTTAATCCATCTTGCTTACTTCTTGCATTAGGATTTGCCCTTCCTGTTGAAGCTAGTTCTAATTTTTCTCCTGTTATATTATTAAGTTCTGCTTCAAAATCAAAATCTTGGTGTTCTCCATCTACAATTTCTTCATTAATTAATTCCCAATCTTCAGGTATATCTTCTAAATCTGCAATAAAGTTTTCTAGTTCTGTCTTTTCTACTTTACTAAAATCTTCTCTTACTTCTACATCTAAGGGAGCTAATCCCATTTCAGCTCTTAGCTCGTCTTCCGACATAATTCCTTTTAAGTCCTCAGAAGTAAATTCTAAAGTAATAGGTTTAAGCTGTACAAAGTTTACAGGCATATCCATTTGGTTTACTTGGAAGATTTTTCTTAGCTGTTTTACTATCTTATCCTGAAAACCCTTAATGGTAGTGTTAAGATAAAAATTTGCGGCTGAATTAAGCTCGTCAGCGTTGTTTCCAAGCCCTGTGTCGGACTTTATACCCATAAGCATAGGTGAGGTTACCCTGTGTCCTGATAAGATGTTCTGAGTCAAAAGTTCTTGGAGTGCAATATACTGCTTATCTAAGTCGCTAGGACTTATTGCTTGTATTTCAGGAGTCCTTGTTTTATCGTCTGAAAAAGTTAATACAAACTTACCTGAGTTAGTACCTGTAAACTTCTCTGCAAGACTTTGTTCTATTTGAAAACGCTCCTCCTGTGTTGGTATGCCGTTTGAAAAATTAATCATAAACGAGCCTGAGAATCCATTTGAGATATTATTAAGATGAAACTCTGAAACACGCCCATCAATTAAAGCCCAATTAGCACAAGACACCCAATCAGGAGTATAATAAGAGTTCATATTCGGACTATAAAGCCCTGAATACATAAGTTGATTTGCTGAAGTCCTGTCATTAGGATTAAAAGCAGGTACATAATAAGGTTTGTTTTGTCTAGTGTTTGTCCAATCTGAAGATATATAGTAGCCTGGAGTTTTTCCAAATTCGTCAGGTCTAGCACATCTTACTTTAGATACGTCCACGTGATAGACTTCTGCTATCTGTGTTCTGTCTTTAGACCATACTATATTAAGTGCGAATGCTCCTTGTAGCTTAAAATCAAAAGATAGTTTCTTTATAACTTCATGTAGACTTTCATTTCCATTAGCACGATCCATAAAGTTCTGAAGTTTAACTCTAGCTTCTAAATCTCTGTCATCTTCATCTTCTATTATAAGGTTTTCCCCTGCAATCATCTCTGCTGTTGAATTAACTATGGCAGCCGTAATACTACTTGAATAGTATAAATCAATAATAAACTGAGGATATAGGTTTCTCCAATCTCCATTTGCATCTCCGTATTCAATCCAATCTTTCCCCCTTGTTTCTGCAATAACAGGAGCTGTTGATGTTTCTAAATTGATGTTGATAATATTATCTTTCATAGTTCTTCTTCTGTTATCCAATTATTATTTATATTATCTACAATTTCAAATAATTCTGAATTTGTATAAATAGTTTTACCTTCTAAAAAAGTAGGAGTATTTCCTTCAAAGGAAACAATAAACTCTGACTTATCCAAATTTGGTCTAGCAGTATCTTCTGAAGTTGTTAGTAATAAGCTAAAATTCATATTAGCTAATTCTGATTGTGTTATTATTGTATATTTTCTCATATTAAGGTGTGTCTGTTCTCCAAGCAGGGCTATTAACTAAAGTTCCATTATTTCTACGTCCTGAACTATCGTGAGCTTGTGTGCCTGAACCTTCATTAAATTTCCAATACCCTACTAATCCTGCCATTCCTGTTAAATTAATAGGCTGCATATTAGACTGAAACACTTTTTCTATATCAATAACTCTATCAAAAAAAGCAAAATTACTTATATACCCTTTGTAAAATGCTCCATCAGTTGTGTTTTGTCCTATATCAAATGCAATAGGAGCATCTGTAAAAGTTCCTAAAGTTTCTGTGATAGTCTGCTTTAAAGTACCATCTAAATATATTTTAAGTTCATCATCATCTTGGTTCCAAGTGCAAAATATATGGTGCCAATTACCATCATTTTCTATTGCATCCGTAAAGAGTGCAGTATATATGGTACCGTCTGCTTTATAACCGAAACGCATCTCATTATTTGACGCATGGTAAAATAATTGTATAGCATTGTCTGTATCATATTTTGCTCTAAAAAGAAACCCTGATGCACTCATAGTTGATACTTTAGTCCATATTGACACACTCCCTTCTTCAGTATTAAATTCCCCTGCTGCTCCATCATTAGTAACATACTCTGTTCCTGTTGTTTGAATAGAATAAGTATTTGGGCTAATAGTAGCAGCAGTATTACTTGCTAAAGATTGACCTAATTTAAGTGCTAACATTATATCACTTGTTCATAGTAACATAAAGCAATTCCACTTGTTAAAGTTATTGCTGTGACGTTAAGCAGAATACTTGTACCCGCAGGGAGTGTCGTTTCAAGATTTGCTATAGCACTTCCTGCTGCTGTTGTTGCATTTGCTGCTTCAAGATTTGAAACTACTGAAGTGACAGGAAAGTAAACTGCATAATAATCTTTCCCTGACATAGCAGTTGTAGTAATTACATCACACCTGTTTTTGCCTAATTGCTCTGTTAAGAGCTGTTGTACATTTTCTATTGCCATAATTTTTATTTTTTATCCTGTATATATATAATTTGTTTCATTTATGTTTGCTGATAGTGAAGCCACTTGTGTTGCTCCACCACCCGTAACTTTTACTGTAGGGTTTGTAGTATATCCGCTTCCTGCATTTGTTATTGTAACTGTATTCACTACTCCACCTGAAACAGTAGCAGTTGCTGTTGCTTGTGTTATATTATCACCTGTTATTATTATTGTAGGTGCTGTTGTATATCCTGCTCCACCATAATTAATAGTTAAAGTCTGAACACTTTTTGCATTTTGAACATATTGCACTTCTTCACTTCCTGCTTTTTCCGTTACATTTAATATTCCTTTAGTTACTAATCCTTGTACAATACCTTTAGTATCACCTTTAGGAAGCAGTACATCTAATTCTGTTGCAGGAGCGTTACCTTCTGCTATTATAGCTCCCTCCCCTCCCCAAGCAACTTCATATACTTCATACTTATAATGTCCTTGAGGTGTAAAGTGTACCTCACCATCATAGATATTTCTTCCTGCTACTGCGTGATGCACAAACTCCATTTTAGTATATCTATCTTCAATCCAAGAAGTATCATCTTGCTGTGCATAAGCATATTGAACTGAACCATCCATATCATTTATAAACTTTACTAAGTAAGCTAAGTCAGCTTTGGTTGCTCCTCCGTGTATACGATTATCTTCTGTAGATAAGTATGCTAAATAACTCCCTGTATCATAAGTCCATTGTATCATTACTATATAATAGAAAAAGTCTGATTCTGTTTGCCTTTATAGGTTTTTAAGCAAAGAAAAGAGGGCATAAAGCCCTCTAATCAAGAAATATATGAAAACTACTAATTAGATTATGAAGTTGTTACTGAAACATTAGTAAACGCTGCATTGTCAAACGGGCTGGTTGTATAATCCGCCACCATTGGGAAAGGATCTGCTTCAATTCCATCCCAAGTAAGCGTGTAACCATTTCTATCTCCAAAGGCAGCCCCACTATCAGCAGTACCTGCGTTTAATGACATAGCATTTGTTACACCTAAAGCTATAATAACATCATGGCCGTTTGCTAATTGAGCATTTAATTGACAAAATATCACGACCTGAGTCTGTCCTAAGAGTTTAATTTCATTTTGGTCCTCTTTTGTTAATTTGTTAAGAACCATTGAAACTTGAGGAGTGTAGAATAACGTGCCGTTATCCGTGCTTCCCGTAATTGTTTCATTTGCTGTTGTAGAACCTCTTGGGACTGTGTATCTATATAGTCCTGTTCCTGCTCCCATTTCAATATCTGTTACTTCTGAATTTACAACTAATATCCCTGTTCCATCTATAGGAGCAGTAAATTGGTCATAGACTCCAAAATAAACGTATTTCACCCCTCCTGAAATTCGTGAGCAGTCTAATCCCCGCCCCTTAGTTAAACTTGTGCAAGCCATATTATTTTATTTTTTTTAAGTTAAGGGAGTGCCGAAACACTCCCGTTATTTTTGTTATTACGATTGTCTTACAATATCAGCACCTACTCCTGTTTGAACTGCTCCTGAGTAACGAGCTACACAACGTAAATTGTCACTTCCGTCTAAAGCACTCATATCCATTATCGTGATTCTAGGGCCTGTTCCTGTTGTTCCAAAATCAGAAACTAAATCGGTTCCCCAATACATATTAGATTTTTGTGCTGCTACCATTTCATTGTCATTCATTCCTGGACAAACTGCAATTTTGTACCCTTCAAATACAGGTTCATAGTCACCATTCATATTGTAAGCATTAACATATCCTAATGTAGATACTGCTGAGATATACATAGCGTAAGTTTTAGAGTTCATATAAATATGAGTATCTTCTTTGTGTAAAATTGCAGGTACATTTCCTGCCATATCTGATGTTAAAGTTTGTAAGTTAGCTATAATATTAGCTGCTGTATAAGCACCTGATGCTGAAGATTGGATTACTGTTCCATCAACACCTGGCAATAATAAACCAACTACTGCTGCTAAATATCCTGCTGCTAATTCACCATTACCATCATTTCCTTGCCATATATCAGTTTCTACTTGGTCTGCAATAATACTACCCATATAAGAGATTACAAAATCATCAAATGATGCAGGTGGATTACCATAAGCTCCTGACATCTCTAGCGATTCCCAAGAATCTACTAAAGTTTTTTTACACAAGTCAATATTGATTTGTAAAGGTTTTACTTCAAGAACTTTCTCGGTCAATGTAAGTGTTCCGTTTTCTGTAAAGTCACAAGTTGCGTTTCTTACGAAACCTGTGTTTGCTGCTGATTGTATGTTAGATTTATAACGAACATTGTTTAGTTGCGTTAAGTAATCTAAACTTTTTGCTTCTTTTAAAGCTGCATGGATATATCCTCCCGCTGCTTTCCCCGCATAGTTGCTAGTTACTGCTAATGCCATAATTTTTTATTTTTTAAGTTATTATTTATTTAAGTTATACAAGAATCTTTCTTGTCTAGATAACTTATTATATTGTTTTTTAGTTAGCACAGGTCTTTCTGAACTAAATTTATTTGTATTAATCGGAGCATCAGCAGGTTGTTCTGCTAGTTCCGTTTTAAGTTTTTCGTTTTCAGCTTTTAGATTTTCTAATTCTTCTTCTGCTGAAAATTCTTTTACTTCTGTAGTCTTAATAGACTTAGGATTTGTAGTTGGTTCTGTTACTTCTTCAGTCATTTCTTCAACTTCATCATCACCACCTTCTTTGTCTTCTTTCAGTTTTGCAACGGCAATTTCAAGATTCTCAATTCTTTTTTCCATTCCCTGCCAATCAGCTACATCCGCTTCTTCTGCTGCTTCAACTTCTTCAGTAGTATCTTCTTCTTCTGTTTCTGATTGTAAAACCTCAGCTACAATTCCTTC